AAACAAGCGATTGCCATTGCACTCAATACCAAGAGCGAAGCGAATAAGTCTAAATCCGATAAGAAGAAATGAGCCCTAGCCCAATGAGCCCAAACGAGTCAGGACAATGGCTTCTATCGAAAGTAATTGAATGGCGCGATAACGTGCCTTATGTTGTTGGGAAAGAGGTTTTCACAAAGACTTCGCTTAACGCTATGGTGCCTGCTGCGATTGCCACTCAATTCAAACCTCGCCGCAATCGAGATGGCGAGATTAAAGAAGAGGACAAGGATTTTATTGGCTTAACTTGTGGCGAAGCAATGATGATTCGCCAAGCACGTGATGCCTCATATGGTGCTCTCGATGCAACCGAATTTCTTACTGACCGCTTATGCGGCAAGCCGAAACAATCGGTTGAATCGACCTCGCTTACTATGACGTTTCAAGATTATCTCGACACATTGCCGCCGCCGCCACAAATCAATGTTGTGGAGATTGAAGCGCTCTTAGAGCTTAAGCCGGATGACGCCTCACAAGCGCATTCGCTGAAACTACGTAAACTACAGCATCTTGCTTTGACAGATGACTTGTAATGTCAGCGCAATTAAGCCAGGACCAACAAGCCAAACATCTCGCCTTAACGCAGAATCTTGAATGGTTTTGCGCCAATAATTTCTACATAAAGACTAAAGAGCCTGGACCGCCGGTTAAGCTCGTATTCAATTTTGTTCAGCGGTACATCGATGCTCGCTGTAATGATATGAAGAAACGCACCGGATGGGTACGAGTCATTATAGTCAAAGCCAGACAACAGACGTGTTCCACCTACATAACATCGAGGTTTGCTAAAGATGCCATTTGTATCCCCGGCACCAATGTATATATACTCACACATGAAGCAAAGGCAACTGCCACCTTATTCGGCAAAGTCGCCCTCATGTATGAGAAGTGTCCTGATGCTATCAAACCCGGTCTTGAAGCCGACAACCGGACCACTCTCGCGTTTAAGAACAAATCTGAGTACGCTGTGGGTACTGCCGGTTCTGCGAACACGGGACGCTCTCAGACGGCGCAAAGAATGCACGCTTCGGAATCGGCTCATTATCCTGATGAAGCGGTGCCAGAACTCGATGCAGGAGTCATGCAAATCGTTCCCGACCTTCCTGGCACCGAACTAATTCACGAGTCCACCGCTAACGGCATGAATTGGTTCTACAAATTCGTGTTCGATTCCTTGGCTGGTTTAACTGATTTCGAGGTTATCTTCATCCCCTGGTTTTGGACGCCGGAATATCGTCGTCGCCTCCCTGAAGATTTCCAAATTATTGAGGAAGAGGAAAAATTAAAGAAGCGTCATAAACTTGACGACGAACAGGTATTTTGGCGTCGACGAAAGATTGTCGCTCTCAAGTCGCTTAAGAAGTTCATGCAGGAGTACCCTGCAACCCTTCAGGAAGCGTTTCAGGCGTCGGGGGAGGGATTCTACGATATTGAGCGAGTAAGAGCCGCCATGACCTCTAAAACCGTAGGCAATACGGGAGCGCTTCTTCTCGGTGTTGATTGTGGTGGAGACGGTAAGACCTCAGACCGCACTATCCTCGTTATGCGCCGGGGACGCCAGATAATCAAGATATGGAAATACGTCAAAATGACCTCTATACGCTTGGCTGGCATAGTCTCAGACTTAATCGAGCAATTTTCCATTGATAGAGTCTTAGTCGATAAGTCGTATGGTAAAGATGCGGTAGACCTCTTGCACGAGCGCAATTATTTTGAAGTAGAGGCGGTCTCCTTTGCCGAAACGCCGGATGACGATATTTACGCTAATAAACGCGCAGAGATGGCGTTCCGATTCAAAGATTGGCTACATGAAGGAGATGAGGGCGATGTATCGCTACCAGACGATGAAGAGATGGCGGCGGATATTGCTTGCATACCGGAAGCTACGCAAAACAGCCAAGGTAGATGGATATTCCCGCCAAAGAGGGATATCAAGAAAGCAATAGGTAGGTCTCCTGACATTTTCGATGCTATTATTTTGACGTTCGCCCGACATGTCCGTTCCTCTGATGAAATACGTCATAAGATGCAGAAAACTGAAAACACTAAGCGCGGGTCCGAGTTTAAAACCTTGGCTAGAATAAGAACTTCTCGTTCTGATGGGTATGAGGAAGATAGGAAAATAGCGGTTCCTTTCAAGTTTAAGGAGTTTCGATAATGGGCTCAGTCATCTTGCCGTTAGCCGGTGCAACTATTGGAGGGCTGTTAGGCGGTCCTTTAGGCGCGGTTGCCGGTGGTTTAGGCGGAGTGGCGGGCGATTATGTTGTAGGCAATCAACAATCACAAATAGCGCAGCAAAATTCTTATACGCAACAATCGAATCAAGCAGCGCAAGAACAAGCCCTTCAATCGCAGCAATTTCAGCAGCAACAAGCTCAATTTCAACAATCTGAGAATCAGGCGTTTCAGCAAGAGGCTTCCAGTCAAGCTCAAATGGCTCAATCGTTTCAGCAGCAAGAATCGCAATTTCAACAAGCGCAAGCCTTGAATGCGCAAGCGCAGCAATCGCAATATCAGCAATTACAGCAACAACAGCAGCAGCAGTTGCAATCGCTAGTTAACGCTAGAACCAGCGCTATAACGCCTTTACTCGGACCTACAGTAAGCAATCCTTTGACACCGCTCTTAGCGGCATCCGGCATCGCTACTACTGCTTTAGGCGATACCGCTTCGCCATCTACAGCGCGTTCTACGCTATTGGGGAATTAGTAGGAGGCATTATGGGGGGTATTTTCGGGGGAGGCGGACAGAGTGCCGCACAAGCGCAATCGGCGCAATTAAATGCGCAAGCTGAACAAGATTACAATCAAGTTCAAGCTCAGAATGCCGCACAAGCGCAACAACAACAATTGCAGCAACAACAGCAGCAACAACAGCAACAACAACAAGCGCAGCAACAACAGCAGTATCAGCAAGAACAACAACAACAGCAACAGTTTCAAAAGCAGTTGCAGCAGCAACAATCGCAGCAGGAACAGGCATTTCAGCAAGCAATAACGCAGCAGAATGCTTCTTACGCCGCGCAGACGCAAGCTCTCATAAATCAACAAACGCAACAACAAGCGCAATACGCCGCTTCTCAATCTGCGGCGAATACTACCCCTGGTGTCATTACTGGCGGATTTCTCGCTGGTTCAAATTTAGGCAACAATTTAAATCCATCCAATTTGGCTAATGGAGCTGCTCTTAACCCCACTAATGCACGCAATACTTTCTTAGGTACATAATGCCCGCTTCTCCACAAATCAGAATAGACGCACCAGTGCCAATACCGGTTCCGCATGGTTTGCCTACTATTTTGACGGCGCAGCAACCGCCATATATGCAAGAGAAGGCGGCAAGGGTAAAGCTCCGCTATGGCGCCATGGCGGCTTATAGAATGCCATGGGTCCACGATTATCGTTTAGCTAGTGAGTACGTCTTACGTAGAAAGTGGAATTTTAGTGGTTACATGTATGCCGATGAAGGCGCATTTACAACAACGGAGGTGTTCGATGCTACTGCTCCAAATGCTCTTGACCTTATGTGCTCTTCTCTTATTGGCGCTCTTTGGCCTAATGGTTCAAGAAGCGTCCAAATTGTACCGCCCTTCACAATGTCCGCCGAGGATAGAAACAGCAACGAGATAAAGGAGTTTTATGAGTATTGCTCCAAAGTCTTACATCATATCGTCGATAATCCGAAAGCAGGATTACAAACTGCCCTTGAAGAATACATGGGCGACCAGGGTACATTTGGCGTGTCAGGTATTGCTGTTCATGAAACGGATGACGACGTATTACCCGTTACCTTTTCTGCTGTGGATGCTAAATGGCTCACTATTGCTGAAGGGGCGGACGGTTACATCGATACTGTCTATATCAAGAGATTTGTCACTATCCGGCAATTGGTTCAGCGCTTTGGTCTAGCTCAAGTATCGCCTGGTATCCGAGACATGTACCTCAAGGGCGATAGCTCAATGCTTGAACAGAAGCGCATGTATATCGAAGCGATTGAGCCGCGCAGAGATACTAAAGGCTCATTCGGCAATCAGAACATGCCGATTGCTTGTATTTACGTAGAATATGATACTGGCTGGGTTTTGAAAGAATCTGGCTATGAAGAGATGCCTTTATTCATTACGCGATTTAAGAAGCGCATGAACGAGGTATATGGCAGAAGCCCGGCTATGGAAGCCATGCCGGATATTTTAGAAATAAATTCTAGACGAGAAATGCTTATAGTCGCAGACGAGAAGATGCTGAATCCACCCTTAGCGGTTTACGATGACGGTCAGCTAGGGGGCGGTTCAGTTGACACTTCTGCTGGTGCGATTTCGGTATTTCATGTCACCGGTAGGACTACAGGCAAGCAGCGAGTAATCGAGCAGATAGTTACTATTGGAGACCTTCAATCGTCTTATAAACGTGTCACGGAGCTTATAGACATCATTCGCTTGGCGTTTCATATTGACCGTTTGACGGATTTCAATAATGACACAAGAATGACTCTAGGAGAGGCAAAACTTCGTGACCAGATGCGTTCGCAATCCCTTAATGCCATCTATTCGAGGCAGCAAAATGAAATGTTTAGCCGCATGGTTGCTCGTGTGTACAATATTTGTTTTAATCGTTTTCTATTTGGCTATCCAAGAAATAACCCACAAGCTATGCGGCTTGCTGCTCAAGGTTTGCCAGTCTGTTATATCCCGGATAAAGTGATGCAACTTGTTACGCAAGGTAAGGATGCGTATCACGCTGAATTTATATCGCCTGCTGCAAGGGCTATGAAGGCGGAAGAATTAAATGGTATCCAGCAGACTGTAACCTATGCGCTGGGCGTGGTTCAGGGCGACCCGACAATAATGGATAACATCAATTTTGATAAAGTAATTCATAAGGTCCAAAATCTGTCAGGGGCGCCGTCTGAAATTATGCGTTCGGATGAAGAGGTTATGCAGTTGCGTAAACAACGCACACAGCTTCAGCAGAAGCAGCAGGCGGTCCAGGAAGGCAAGATAACCGCTGATACCTTACGAGCTACCGGACAAGGTGCGCAAGCCGCCGCTAAAGCGGGCATAGACCCTCTACAGTTAGCGCAAGCTTTATCTACTACGCAAGGACAACAGATGCCCGCTTAATCAAATATGTCAGATGAATTTGAAGTAAATCCAGAATTAGAAGAGCAGCCTATCGAGACTAAGAGCCCGCATAGGATGCGCAGTCAGCGATTGAATACCGTTCATAGAACCGATGCTGAGCATCACTTAAAATCGATAAAACAAGGCATGACGCACTGTTTATCAAGTCAAGACGGCATTTTGTTGTTTCAACATATAATGTCTAGATGTGGATTTCATAGACCCAGTGTCACCGCTAATCCGCAAACCGGCGAGATGTTTAATGGGTCTACGCTATTCTTTGAAGGTCAAAGGGCTATATGGCTTGAATTGCGTCAACTTATCTCGCGTGATAAGTTAGTTCATATAGAAAACCCTGAGATCCCAGTCCTAGAGCCAGTTACAAAGAATGAGGATGAGTAAATGAGCGTTAATGCAGATTCAACACCGGCAAGCGTCATAACGTCGCCAGTGCCAGGAGAACAGACTGTACCAGCACCGGTGCAAGTAGTGGCGACACCGGAATCAGCTAAGGTGGCGATTCCTGAT